ACGCCATGCTCTACCAGCGCATCCATTAGGAATTTATGTATAGGAAATGTATAGTTGTCTATGTCTTTCTTTCTCTTTCCTTTAAAGAATAGAATATACTTAGGTGTTAGGCTCTCAAACTTAGGTAGAGCTTTTACCCATTCTTCTACTTCTTTATGATAATCACGCTTAACCTTATTCAGACTAAGGTAGTGCATGTTTCTATAGATGTTCATACTAAATAGATTAGTACGTTTCTTTTCTCCTCTGCCCTTACTATAGGTAGGCAGCTTTAATACAGCTTTATAGACCATTCCTCCTCCAAGGTGGGGTTAGGTACGGGTTACAACTAAAGTACGCTGTAACCCAGTCTCATTCCCCTGTAAATAGGTTTTACCCCAACCAACCAAAGAACATAGCAACTACAACAATCGCTAGGAATATCGTCAGAGACTTGTTCTTTAGTATCATATCAATACCATCCTTCATGTCTTTCATTCTGACAACTCCTTTCTTATATCATCATCTAACAAGCGGTAGATAACTACTGCTGCAAGTAGTCCTACTAAACCAGCAGAACCTAACTCATTTATTATTCCAATGATTGTACCGATAACATTGCCACCTAAGAAAGGTACACTATGACCGAATACAATCTGTAGAACGATTGCCAAACTAATCAGTTTAATACCTACATTTATACTAGCATCAGCGATGCTCATTATTTTATCTAACATACTTGTCTCCTTTAATTATCAAAGTAATTGTATACTTCAGCTACCTTCGGGTAATTAACTACATCAACTAAGAACCTAGGTCCACTTGAGTAGGCAAATACCTTCATGTTAGGAAAGCAATGTTGCTTAAACACACAGTAGCTACACTCCATAGCAAGTTTCATATTGCCTGATTTACCATCAGGAACTAATTCATAGCATTGCTCTGGTCTTTCCTCTCTTTCAACAACTTCTTTAAGATGCTCTATTCTTTCTTCTATTGGTTCATCGTGTTCAAAGTTTTCAAAGTGAGTACAGAGATGACCGTTAGTCTTATCTATAACTAACCATCCACCTTCTTGTACATTGAGAGACGCAGCGTATCCTCTTAGTTGGTCTATGTACCCAAACGGGTCATCCCATCTCAAGCCTCCCTCTTTAAATTTCTTGAAACCAAAAGGTGCTGCTGTTTTAACATCAATTAGTTTACCATCAATCATACAATCCATGCTACCTTTTATTCCAGAAACTTCTGCAAGATGCTGTTGATGAGTTACCTTGTGTCCAGATAGTTTAACAAGAGCAAGTACTAGTTCCTCTGTTGCATGTCCGTATAGGAATTTCATAAGGGTACTAGGTTTCATCTTCTCTTGAGACATACCTTTATGTACATACCATAAGAATCTATCCTTCCTACCTATGTTAGACATACGTAAGGTACGCTTGTCTTCTCTTACCTTGAGTACATTGTCTCTCAATATACTCTTCATTGATTCTCCAAACTCTTCAATGATAGTTTCTATATCAACATTATCATCAGCTTTGTGGGTAGTTAGTACTTCGTATACATCTTCTACTACGGTATCTATCGTCTTCATTCTCCCTCCTTAAATATTTTAGTTTCCATTTGTAATTCTATTAGTCTCTCTATGTACCATCTACATTTCCTTAGGTCCTGTATCCCTGACTTATCTTTATAGCGTATTATATATTTAATAATGTTACCCTCTATGAAAGATAATTGTTGGTCTATTATGAAATCAGTTACTTCTATCTTGCCTTTCTTATAGTAATCAGGTGATATATTATTACTCATTAGTGTGTCTCCTTCCATGTTGTCCCTATTTTATAGTTACCATCTAAAGGACAGTTTAATTTAAAATCCTTACCTGCTCGTTTGATGCAACTTACAGCTAAGTCTCCAAAGAATTCTGCTTGACTTTCTTTTACTTCTGCTTGTACTTCATCATGTATCTGTCCAATTATCTTATAGTCTATTTTGTATACCCGACTAAAATGGTCAAGTAATATTACTGCTCTCTTCATAACAATAGCACCTGCACTTTGTAGTAATGTATTAAGCGCAGCATGTGGACTTCTTATGTGTAATACTCTACCATCTAATCCTATAATAGAACCACTTTCAGAACTCTTAGTAATATTTATACGTAGTTTCTTAAGAGCTGGTGTGTTGTTTAGGAAGTCGTTTTGTAATCGTCTACCATCTTCAGCATTACCTCCTGTCATCTTACCTAGTTTCCGTGAACCAGCGCCATAAAGAAAGGCATAGATAAAAGTCTTTGCCTTATCTCTAGTTTCTAGGTTGGCTGCCTTTTGATTTGCTGTGTGTATATCTCCATGTATAACTTCATTGGTATAGTCTTCATCATTCATGTAGTGAGCAAGCATCCTTAGTTCTAAACCTGAGGCATCCATACCTACTAGCTTGTAACCTTCTTCTACTGTAAACAATTCCCTACATTCTTCACCATAAGGTGAGCTACTTGATGGTACTTGTGCTAGGTTAGGCTTCGAGTGTGTCATCCTGCCTGTTACAGCACCGCAGGTATTTACCTTGCCATGTATCCTATCACCTTTATCAATAGCATCTATCCAAGCACTAACTAAACCCAGTCTCTTCTGAAGCATTAGGTATTTAGCTATGAGCTTTCCTTCAGGTATCTCTATTGTTTCTAGTATAGCTTCTGATACTATGATTGTACCTAGCTCGGTAAAGTATGTAGGATTCCAACCGAAGTGTTGTAGGTATCTAGCTATCTGTTGCCTGCTACCTAAGTTAAATTCTGGGTAGATGTAATATCCCCATTCGTTAGAGTCTTCCCAGCTTTGACGGATACCAATGTCTTTCCAGTCTGCACCTTTATCTAACTGAGCTTGATACCTTTTAGATATACTACCATCTTTGTTATATGCTTTATCACCGGGATGATTAAGTTCTACCCATACAGGTAGTGGTGTGAATACCTTACGTACTTCATCTTCAGCTATGAACATCTCTTGCTTTAGTGAGGCTAGTAAGTTACTTGCTTTTCTTATGTCAAACTTCCAACCATTAAGTGTTTGTTGATGAGTTATAACTGCTATCTTATGTTCAATTCTTAGTGCTATTTCAGACATAGCTTTAGAGTTAAGCAGCCTATATAATTTAGCAAGAACAGCTACATCTTTCTTACAATATTTACCCATTTCATCTGTGTATTGTGTCCAGTCTGAATAGTCACCCTTAGGGTAGTTCAATCTTGTACCCCAAGAGCTAAGAGAATGCCCTCCTTCCCTGCTAGGATTATCCAGACGACTCATCACGAGGGTGTCTTCAATATCACCCCACCAATCGAATCCTAAGAGCTTCTTTAATACAGGTAAATCAAAGCCAATTATGTTATGTCCTATTAAAGTTTTTACTTCGTTTGTATCTAACCAAGCAGGAAAGAACTTGACATTTTCAGGTGTCCAGAACTCAGTCACATCCTTTCCAATTATCTTAGCAGCAATACAGTATATCTTAGTAGGATTTAAACCATCTGTTTCTATATCAAATGCTACCTTCATTTCTTTTTCCTCCTCGCTCTTATGATTTCTCTGGCTATTCTTCTACGCTCTAGCCTGTTGTGTGCTTTCTTTTTATGTCTATACTTTATTCCTTTATGACTCATCCTCATGACATTAGTGCCTCTAGTTCCACGACAACCTCGCTTATTCTTCCTGTTTCATTATCATAATGTAGGTGTCCTGTCTCGCCTGTCTCGCCTGTGTATCTGTTCTTTAGTATCCTTAGTTTCGTTACGTTTCTCATCCAGTCATCTTCGTGTTGCTGGTTTCTCTCTAGTGCTATCACTATGTTGGATAACTGTGCGATACCTTGGCTGCCTCTTAGATGTGATAGGCTTATCTCTCCACCTTCTTCATGGGTAATACCTTGCTGTCTACTTAGATGAGAGATAACAAACAATCCTATGTTAGTTTCTACAACTACCTCTCTAAGCTGTGTCATTAAAGCATCTATACTTCTACGTTCATCACCTCGGTAGTCACCCGACATAACAAGGTTAAGGTGGTCTAGGATAATCCAGTTAATTCCCTGTGCTTTAGCCATGAGTCTTATACGACTGACTATCTTCTCAACTGATAGTTCTTTACCTTCATATAATGATAGTACTTCACCATCACTTCTTCTGAATAGTTTCTCAAAGGCTTTATCTGCTAGGTTCTTAGGATAGTTCTGTCTTACCTCATCAAGATGATAAGGTATAGATAATTCAATACCAACTAAACCATCTAGAGTACGCTCTGTAGTTTCTTCTAGATGTATGATGCCTACCTTATCAGGTGTTGTAGTTAGTAGGTGGTGTTCTAGTTCTCGAATGACAGAGGATTTACCCATGCCTGTACCTGATGTTATAGTAACTACCTCACCTAATCTAAACCCATGTGTCTTAGTGTTGAGGCAAACCCAAGGATAAGGAATAGATTGTACATCTGGTCTACTTAACCATACTTCCTTTAGTTCAGTAGCACCTACTATATCACTAGGCATGTAAGTCTTAGAGTTCCACCAAGCCTGTTCAATTTCCCTGACGAGACCTGCTTGTAACATATCACTTACATCTTTATAACCTTCAGGATAAGACATAATCTTTATCTTCTCTGGACTAAAGATTTCCAACGCTTTATCGATAGCCTCACGACCTGCATTATCATTATCAAATGCTAGTACTATCTTCTCGAAAGAATCTATGAACTCGAATGAATCTTTAAGCGACTTGGCTGCACTACCTGTACCATTACGTAGACTAACTGTTGCCCACTTACCATTGAATACTTCTGCTAATGATAAGCAATCTAGTTCACCTTCAGTTATAGTTAGGTACTTACCTCCAGATTCCCATAGACATTCACCGAACAGAGTTACATCAGCAAACTTTCCAGATATCTTAAAGCCTTTTGTAGCTACATCTCTTGTCTTCCAAGCTGTAATTCTACAAGAGCTATCTGTGAATGGATAATGATGCTTACTTATCTGACCATTATTTCCATACTCTACCTTTACTTTGTATTTCTTAGCTATGTCTTTAGATATTTTTCTCTCAGGTATAGCTGCGTAAATACCTTCAGCCACTACTTCTTCACTAGATTTCATTCTAGGTTTATAGCTGGTTGTTTTGGTATCCCCGTGGGTGTGGTGTTGACAAGCAAAGCAGTGTGTACTGCCATCTTCATATACTATTAGGTTGTCGCCTGTAGTATCTTTGCCTGCTTCTCTACATTTAGGACAGGCTTGTTTAGTTGAACTCATTTTCCTCCTCCAAGGTTATAGTTTTATATGATTACTTACGGTAATCAATCGGACATACTATGAGGAGGAGGGAGTCTCAGGCATGTCAGCTGAGCTACCTTCTCTCCTTATTTATACAGGGTTTGATTCAAAGAACTGAGCATCAGCTTCTTTCTGTCCCTCGTATCCCTCACCTATCTCTAACAATAACACTCGCTTAGCATAAGGTACATGACCTGCTGTCGGGTGTTCTTTAGTTGTGTACTCTACTCTAACTGTAGAGCCACTAGGTATTTCATCATGCCAACGCTCATTCTTCGCTGTAAAAACAGGTATATCATAGCGACTAGTGAACTTTCTTATTGGCTCTCCCTCGTATTCTTTAATCTTAACTCCTTCTTTAGTAAGGCGAGCTGCCTCTTTCTTATCCAGAGTTATTTGTAAAGCATACTTCTCAGTAGGCTGCCCTTGGTACGTGTCAAACTGTGTCAACGCTGAGTTAAATATCGTGGTTCCTTGTACTAACATTTTACATCTCCATAAATTAAAAAAAATAACTATTGGTTTACTGGTTTATTATTCATCCCATACCATTTCAATGTTAGCTATATAATCACTATATCCAATTAAGTATAGCTCTCTTTTAGTGGTATCTTGTATATGTCTAGGTGGT